CCAGAATTTGATAGCTGGAAAATAAGTATCTAGATGGATTAATTTTTGATGGTCTTTCTCTAAAGGTGTATTTTGAACCCTTTGAGCGAATGTATTATTACGAAATTTAGTTTCTACTTCTTTCTCTGTACCACCGATTAGATTCCATACAATAGGAAAAATCAAATCCGATACATTATACAGAAGGCGGCCCTTGTCCCTATTTTGAGATATGATATTTCTATTATTCTTAGAAACGCCCATTGGATAGCTATCGAATTCTTTTTTAATAGCATCCACATCGACACTAGAGCCGATGAAATTATTATAGATTACAATACCACTCTTAAAATATTCTTCTTGTTCTTTAGATGATGTTTCTGACCACCAAGATGATGACGATGTTACGACATTTTGAATTCGTTGGAAATGTTTAATTTCAGCTTGTAATTTACGATATAGATGGAGCCCCTTTTTTGTCTTAACTATATCATTCAATGGGGCTCTATCTAAAGTTTTATAGAAACTCTTATATATCAATTCAGATTCATTCATTCCACTTTTCCACTCTCGATTTGAAGTACTTACCATTTATATTATCATTTAGATAGTCGTTAGACTCTAAAACATTCTTCTGAAATTGTAATTTCACTTCAGTATAATTCATTGCGCCTTTAGTTTTATGTAAAGATAATATCTCACGGTGGAAATGATCTTTACCAGATACTTTAATCAATTCTTTTAGAACTTCACTTGAGCCATAGTATACTCTCCAATCACTTTCTAACCTAGAACGTCTCTTAGCACCTCGTTTTTTTCTCATAAACCAAAATGTCTTTCGGCCTATATATTTTCTTCCATCAAGTTTACAAGTAATACAATACACCATTCCATAGTATTTGTCAACTAAAATCTCATTAAATATTTCACCTTGATAGATCCAAGGATTTGAATACATTTATGAATCATCGTCCCATTCATAATCATCCATCCAATCTTCCTCAGTATTATTTTTAATCAAGTCTTCTCCACAGAATGGACAGTACTTGATTACACTATCTTCTGTGTGCATAATATCGAATTCAGCATCACATAAATTACATTCATTAGTCTGAACTGTCATATCTTATCTCCTTATAGAATTTCGCAGCCTCCCGCAGTACAATTTAACTCTTGACTTGCCGTTGTAGTATCGGACAATTCATAGTTTTTAAGCAAACCCCATGATACTTCTGATGGCATAGTTTTTAATAACGCATCATATGTATCTTTATCAATATCTTGATAAGGTGCTTGTCTATATGTATGATCGCTGAAAGGTAGAAAGGATACGCCACTCATGTAATCAAAATACTTATAACACCAAGCTCCCACGTCCATCCACTCTTCTTCTTTGACAGAAATGGTAACAGATGGTTTATGTTCACACCAGGAATCTTGATATACTTTCCATAATTCTAGTTGTTCAATGGCCGACATATCCATTCGGAATATTGAATTTTCTGGTGATTTCATAGGAAAAGAAAATACTGTAGTATGTTCAGGTTTCGTTACATCGTCTTCATGAGGAAAACCAAAATCACGCATCATTATCGTAAGAGGGTCTTTTTTATCTCCACGAACCGTTCGTACATAGTAAGGATTATGTCGTGCATGAATGCCACTGGCAGCATCAACAAGTTGACTAACAGTACCAGAAGGCTTAACGCAAGTAACTGACACCGACTGTGGCACACCAATCTTTTCAGCCCATTCTTTATTTGTTTCAATAGCAACATTTTTAAGAGTCTCCAATACCATTTTTGTTTTGGCATATCCTCTTAAACTATCATCTCGCCATGCTTCATCCGCCTTACCATTGGTCAGATTGTTATCCATGATACCAGTTAGAGATACACCCAATAATCTTTCTTCTTCACAATTCTCTTTCCATTTCTTTGATAGATACCTGAAATTAGTTAATGTAGATTGAAAGGTACCTAGAATAGTAGCAATACGAACCTTACTCTTTAACGTCTCTAAATTATCACTTTCTCTAATAACAACTTCACTCAGATTACAGAATTCACGGTCACGCAAAATAATTTCTGAACAAGGATTAGTTCCAAACTCATGATCTACATCTCTACGGCCTGTACGTTCTACTTGAATTTTAGCAGAGGCACGATTGAATAAACCTCGTTCACCAGACTTAGAATTATATAGAGCCTTCCATTCATCCATAAAGATACCGATGTCGGGACGTTCTGTATAACAAGCCGAGTTGTTCGATAGGGCTCTTTGTGGATTATGTTCCCACCATTGACCCGCCTTAGCATCTCTCATACGATCGTCATTTAAATTTGATAATGAAATAAGTGCAGATCTGCGAACACCACCAACTACTACAATCTCAGCAATCTTACATACAATATCATGACATTCTAATGAAGTCAATTTACGACCATGAGCATTCTTGAAAATATTAACTACAAAGTGAAATAAATCTACTAAGGGTTCTGGACCAGAAGCTCTACCACCAAAAGTCTTTAATACTGAACCAGCAGGTCGTACTTTAGAGATATCCCAATTTGGAACTTGGCCTTGATATAATAGAGCCATAAGTTCTTTTAATGACTTAGCCCAACCTATCTTAGAATCTTTTACATAAATTACAATATCCGTGTTATAGAAATCTTCTGCTATAACAGGCAACTTAGAAACATGCTGTCTTTCTACGGAGAAACCGACGCCAGTACCATTCATAAGAATATAGAGGAGTTCATCGAATGCTTGAACACGATCGATAGCAAGATAGGAACAATTATAACCAGCTACATTTTCTTTCTTTAATGCTGGTCCAGCAGACATAAGACAACGCATAGAAGGCATTACTTCTTGATTGAGTACAGCATTTTCTAATTCTTCACGGTCTTCTGGTGTAAGTTTAAAGTTATGTTTTTCATCTAGGTCTTCTTCAAAGAAATTAAAATAACGAGCAATGGTTTCCGGGAAAGTTTCTCTTCGTTTTTCATCCCAAAGATAGCGGGAATATCTACTAAGATGAATGAATTGTTGATACTCGGTTGGAAGATGATTACTCATTTATTATCCCTCTACGACTAAAAATACGGATGGAAATTCTTTACTTAAAATTTCCCAACAACTATCTGCTATTAACCTGTGTTCTTTTTGTGTTCCATTACCTCTTCTTAAATCACAATAATGTAACCAGGATCTTAATGACCCTTTCATATACATACGAGACTTAGTAAGGCCTTCTGGAAGAATTTTTCTAGCAACTTCTTTAGCAATACCCATATTCAAAGCATGTTTATAATGCTTCTTAGCTAAGATTAACACATCCGTTTGCATTTCTTCCCAGAGATCTCTTAATTCTTTATCAACAATTTCAATACTATTCTGTCTATTCTTGGTATCTTGTAACCTTGCTTCTCCTCTTACAAAATCGATAGCTTCAGCATAACGTTGACTAAACTCTTGAAAACTAAATGATCTATGTCTTAGAATTTGTCTACCAATATCTCTGGTACATACTATTTCAATAGTAGCATCCACCATCTCAAAGATAGACCAATGAGAGTTCCGAATACAATATTTTAATAATTTGTCAGCCGTGTTTTTATTGTCTTGATTATCTGGGCTTGAAACCCTAGCACAATAAGCAATTAATTCTTCTGGCGTATCTAGAGTAACTCCATATCCTGCATTATCTTCATAAGGTTTTGTAATAGATATTAACTTAGTACTAAATTCACTCATAATTTATATTTCACCTTTCCATATTTATTTCTTTTTGTTTTTATTTCTATTCTTTCTTTTAGTAGAACCTAATTTACGTCGACCTTTTCTGGGTCTATTCTTTGCGGGCCATGCCATTAACACTTTCTCCATCTAGCGAATGCATTTTCCGCTTCTAAGTTTGAATATGAGTTACTATATATAATCTTTTCAACACTGTATCCTATCTTAGCCATATCATTAATATCTTTCCCATATATATTATTTGACCAGATACAGACCTTCTTACCATCTTTAATTATACTCTTCATCTTTTTACAGACTTCTCGATTTCTCGGTTGATTATCAAATACATATATCGTGTCATCTGGTAGAATATCCATAGCTTTCTTCATATCACTACCATTAACAGCAACACTATTTGATAAGA